AAAGAAACGGTCTTGCTCTGCCATCACTGACAGAACAAAAACCCCGACTGCGTGCGCTTTAAGACGCTCACCATTTGGTCCCCACCCATGGGAACCAAACTTCTGAGATTCAGAGATTCACATGGATAGGGAACTATTAAAAACTAACTAGATTACAAACTATGGTATTTTGAAATTTAAATTAGTTCCAACTATCTAATAGGGGAACTGTACTTAAAAAATACGAAAACTGGAAATCATCCCCTATTGACCGCGCTATTTGAGCGGTATAATAATTTCCATGTCCTGAAAAGACGACCCTAACATCAGGAGTAGTCGCATCTCCTATTACATTACTAACAGCACTGAGCTTCACATTTGAAACTCTAGTGCAATTGTAATAGGGAACACGAACATGGACCGAACCAGTTCCATAGTCATTTACTGCTATGGAAGTAAATCCAAAAGGATTAGTTGATCCATTCCCTGCTGCTGTTGTCCACCAAGGCCCCCCCAAGTTGTTGTAAGCATTATACAAACTGCCTACATCAACTGGTTGAGCACTTGTCGGCCAATAAGCATTATTAGCCAACGAGACGACTTGTGGTCTTTCAGGAACTGTAGTACCACCGTCATTCCACATATGAATCCTCATTGAACCTCTAAAAAAGTTGAACAAGGGAGCCATAAATGACAGGGTATCGCCGCCCCAGTTAGGGACGACCATTCCAGAGGCATCTAAATTAAGGCCACTGAAATACCAAGGATAAACCGATAGGCTGGACATACTAGACTTATAAGCCACATTGTTTGCCCGCATTGTCGATGCCCTTGATAATAATTGTCTGATACTTGTAAAGATCTCACCCATACAAGAATCAGCTGGATTTGTACTAGCCCGTTGATCGGTTTCTCGCCCACCGATAACAGTTGAGGTCAATATACCGTCCATATTCCTAACATTATCTCCCTGAGGAGTGAAAGGAATAGGAAGGTTTAAAGTTCCTCCTATGGGTGCAGCTAGTTCAAAATCCGAACCCCCACTAGCGAACATCAGAATACTAACATTCTGAGCAACACTTGGAGGGGCTCTTAATGATGTTAACACATTAATAGTAAGAGTACCACTTAGCTGTGTTAAATCTAAGTAGTCCATAGGTAACAAGTATGGTAGAGTTAACTCGATTTCATCTGAGTTACGTATGTCTATAATTTCCCTCAAAGAATAGGTACTACTATAAACCGTAACACCAGATGATAAAGTAGTTCCTGGAGTAAAAACAAACTCCAATCTACCAGTATGAAACTTAGTCTTAACTATTATAAATTTAAGCTTTATGCTTCCACGCCAATATTGAAACCCTGAACACAGATACCATATTGGAGGCCCAACACTCCACATAGCCGTTTTAGTACCAACTACAGTTGAGCCCCCAGTATACAGTGATTTAGGGCTAATCGGAATAGAAACAAAGGTCGTTGGTTTAGCTCCAACAACCCAAGGTATGGCTCTCAAGAATGCGTAAACCTGCTTTAAGAAAGAAAAGGACATTTCATCCTCACTTCTAATGGAAACATTATCCAATATTCTGACAGAATTATCATTCGCTAAACCTAACGGAAGAGAGACATCCTCACCATCACTAACCCCCATAAATCTGTTTGATTGCTTAGCAACAACAGTAGTAGAGGTATTAGTTGAAGGCTTGGCCCATCCAAAGGAAGCAGCAGAAGTACTTGCCGCTCTTAAAGCCCAAGAAACGGGACCCATATATGAACTAATAACAGGAATACTTGATAAGGAAGCAGCAGCATTAGAGGTAGCCATTAAAGCTGAACTAATACTACGATCTCCTTCCATAGCTAAGCGTTCCTTCTCAGAATCGTCAACCCCCATAGTACGACGAGAAATTCTACGGGGCTTATCAGACTGAGGCATGATAGGCTGACACACTTCCACATCCTGGAAGTACAAATATATAGCCACATCAGCCGAAGTCATACCTGCTGGGTCAACAGCAAGAGGCGACAAAACTGATAAATAAAATGTACCGAAAGTACCAATAGCCGTATTATTCATATCAAAATAGTGATAAGGTGATACGAAAGGTATTTCCAGTACAGATGAAGACTGAGAAGCATCAATGATAACATTAGGCTGCTGAGTCTTTAAGCATAGATGACAATTGTACGTCTTAGCATGCTCAGCTGCATTAGAAGGAAGAAAAGTCGTAATCAACTTACCAGCCATAAACGGACTAGCATTCAAAACAACTTTTAAACAAGCAGTGGCTCTCCACAAGCCAAAGCCTTGAATCTTATTCTTCCACCAAGAATTACTTAATAGAGCAGTATTCACATCTATTGAATACAATACAGTATTCTCCAGATGAGTATTACTCCATGCTAGCGTACTCATCAACTGTGGTCTATGCAAAAAGGATGATATACTAACCATATCAGAGGACTTTGAACCACCTTGAGTCGTTGTATTAAAGTTACTATTAATAACTTCAGCATCGTTAACAAACTCAGTAGTCTCTATAACCTCTTTAATTGGTTGAGCATCATCCGACTGAGCAAATATTCTAATGGGACGAACTCTATCGCATTGCGGCTCTATTTGTTTAGGCTCAAGCTGGGCAGCTATGGCCTCATCCAAACCAGCTCCACCATCATCATCATCTTCTTTGACTTCCTCTGACAAAGGTGTTACAATTTTAACCTCCTCAGGTCTCCTATAGCGTATGACCATCTTAGCCCCTCTAAGAAGATCACGAGCAACTAAGAAACTCTTAAGTTCCTTGGTCTGTTGCATTGCTATAGTTGTACGATCAGGAGTGTATTGATAACACGTAGCTCTACCTTCATGCTCATCAACATAACCTCCGATAATCTCATACTCAGGAGTCTGGGGATACAGATTGTAATAGTCAAATATATTCTCGAGATGACCCCTCAGGATAATTCTGAAGGCGTCCCAAGTAACTAGATAATTAGATTTACCACCAGATTCTATCATCCTAACTTCGGCCTTGTAAACCTTAAAAACCCCATTCAAAAATAGCCTATATTTTTCATGATCCCTTTCAGGAATATAATAATCCTCCTCAGGAATAGGCAATTTTTCAACAGGCTTCAAAGCCTTGGAGACCAACCTATAAATAGTACTATCATCAGAAACAAGCTTAATATACTGTTTCCCAGATTCATTAGTCATTAATACTATACTAACAGGTCCCGGATTAGTCTCAACACACACCAGTCTAAGCTGGCATGGTTCATACTCCTCCGGATCCCACTGGGCTACTTCAGAGGTAATACCCCTAAGCGCCTGTTTATAGGTGGTCCATTTGGGATAATGATTATATCTTGTGATAGATGCCTGAATAAGAGTAGGAGCAAATTGGTCCCACACCTCAACACCATGGAGAGCATACTCCCCAATAGCAGTATCTATGACCTGCTCCGTAAGAGTATCATTATTTTCCGTCCAATTCAGCGATTCGTGAATGGAAGCTAAATTTAATGGACCTACATACCTCATAAGAGTATGATCCCATCTCCATGTACGCTTACACATTTCAATCTCATTAAGACTTCGCAAGGGAACATCACATCCTACCCTCTTAGCCTCATCGGTATACTGAATACCAGCCCGGGCGTAGATATCAGAAAATCTCTTATGGGAAATCCAATCTAACACCCAACCCTTAGCTCCTACAATATGATCATCTCCTAAAGTAACGAAGACCATATTAGCTAAAATATCAACTACTGGAATAGCTGGTATGTTCTTGCTAACATGATACTCCATATGAGGCATTTTTAAAAACGCCTCAACCCATATACAAAATACGACATACCGTAGGTCAATATTATTCTTAATAGAGTTAAAGAGAATTGTAAGAAACAAACCTGAAGACATACATGATTCCCACATATAATCCACTGAAAACTCCTCAAAGAGAGCTCTATGAACAGAATTTATGGAACCATAAATAAATGTCCATCTAGCAAGTCTCTCCTCTGGGGTTGAATGAGGATACATAGCCTCTATAACTAAATAACAAGCTATCCATCCCCATGAGGCGAATTCTGCATCAAAGTTCTTAACATCCCCTGCAATAGCAAGAAAACCTCTAAGCTTCATATAAAACTCATGCCACTGTCTAGAATAGGGATTAACTCCTATCATAGTATCAGTAGCCATCGGATTATTAAGAAACAAATTCATAGCATGCCCAAATAAGGCCTTAGCAACAGCAAAATTTAATAACTCTGGATTACTTATAAGCCTAAGCTTACCTTTGAGGACTTTCTCCTCAGGAAGACATTCAGCCTTGCCGAACTCACTAGTTATAAACTCAGGTGTTTCCCCTTTATAAAGCTTTGAGAGAGCTTCATAAAAATCTCTCTCAAACTTCTGACCATGGACTGAATTAAGATTCCTTCTCTCCTCAGTACCAAAAATAGAAGCTTTAGTCATACCTTCAGCAGCATAAACTGGTCCAACAGAAGTATTCCGAGGAATACCCTCCAGTGAGCCATACCCATGCACAACCTCGTCCAGACTTAAAACTTTATCTTCTGTAATACCAGGAAGATTTCTAATGACCTTCTTAATATATGCATCAGTAGCCAACTCATAAATATGACTATTGATAGGTCCTCTATTAGGGGAATATTTAGCTCGAGCCATACCTTCAGGGTCGAACTCCTCTCCTTTATACTCAAAAGGGGAGAGTTGAGTTGGAATCTTAGAAACTCCAAACAAACCATGAATACGAGTTCTCCGTATACCAGACTTAGTGGGCTTTGCTATCTTAGGGGCGAGCCTAATAGGCATAAATTGCCTAGGTATAGCAGAACAAGCCATAATCTCCACCGGTATAAGAGGAACATCAGCCAAAAGCTTTCTCTTAAACTTAGCGACCATAGCCACAATATATTCTCTAGTAAGACGAACACAAAAACTATGATCCTCCTTGGCTCCATTGTGTATACCAGCTATATAAAGATTCCCTTTAACAGGAACCCACAATTCACTGGTACACATGCCGGCCACTCCTCTCATTCTATAATGAATCAGAGTCTTCGGTTGGAACATATAAGTATCCTCACCAAAAATCTCTTTCTCCATTTCATCTAAGTCCAAGGCCATAGCTTTAAGACTACCCTTGTAGTAGTAAGTCCCCCGATCCTCAAACATATCCACTTCCTGAAGCGTCCTAACTAGATTTTTAGGAACACAAGCTTCATCAGATATATCACATTGCATCTTAGCATAATTCAAATAGGCCTTACCCGGAGTGGGCAAGTCCAAGCCAGCAGGAAGAAACAAATTAGTTATATTCCTACGAGGTGGCATGGCACTAAGCCTAGCACATTGAAAAACAGCAATATCACGAGAATGATCATAAGCACATTCAATATCCATAACACTGACATCAAAAGTCTGACG